AGGGGGCTTTTTTTTGGGCTAAATAGAAACCAAAAACAAACTAAATAGAAAGAAATAGGGAACAAACTAAATACAACTAAATAACAAGAGAAACAAGAGAAACAAGAGAAAGAGAGAGAGAGTAAACAAACTAAACAGATCTACGTGAGAATCTACGGATCTACGGATCTACGGATCTGAGGCAGATCTACGGATCTACGGATGGAAGTCAAAAAGTAAACTTCCAAGAGGGTTGGAAGTGTCTTTCTCCGTGCAGATCCGAACGGAACAAACTAAACAAAAGAAAAGTTGACACGGATCTAGATCTATGTCTATAGTAGTAGCATGAAACTTATTATCATATCTATCGTTCCTGCTTCGTTCCTCTTGGCAGGTCTTACTAATGGGCTCAGTCTGCTACTGCCTTGGATTGCTTCTGCTCTCTGTATCTATAAAATGCAAAAAGAGTTTGACACGGATCTAGATCTGTGAGAGATTGAGTCTGAACATTATTAACCTACTACTACTATACTACTATGAACATTAAAACACTCGTTATCTTTCTTAACATGGTATCCGAACAAGACGGAGGCATTTGGACAAATGACTTTCAGAACATGGAAACACAGAATGGAAAATGCTTTCAGTACTGCCTAGATGCTAAACTGATCGAAACCTACACGGATAGCTCAGATAACACAGGATATCCTGAGGAGTATGCAGAGCTTTCACTACTTGGCGCATCTATCTTAGAGATGCACAGGAAAGCTCAGAAAGCCACAGAGAGAGCCCAAGAGATCCGAGACAATGAACAGCTTATCCTTAGCCTACAGGAGGCAATCACAATACTGAGAGGAAAGCGCCAAGCTCGTAAACTCAACCCTTCTGCCACAGAGCTAGACTTCTTCACAGGAAAGCCTGTTCCTTCCAACCCTTTACTTCCAAACAACTTGTTTGCAACTCCTGAGAGTTTCCAAGCTTTAGAGGAGTACTGCCTAAGACATAACGGATCCGAGAGAAGCGCGGCTCTCGCCTGTTCTAACATGGCGATCAACCTTTGCCATAAGGCAGTAGATGAAATGCTTTCTAGCTAAGTAGTAGGCTAAAAAATCACATAGTCACGGATCTTCGGATCCGTGGCTTTTTTTATGCCTAGACATGACCCTACCCCATTAACTAGAAAAATTGACCGATCCGACTTTTACATTTAAGTGCGGGGGCCTTATTTTCAATATCGAATAAAAAATAATAAAAAATAATAAATTATAATAAATTAAACGGGTTGCTTGTGGGAGGGGGGGGTATTAGTGAAAATTCGCCGTTAATAAGAAGAAATCTTAATATTAGCAAAGTAAAAAAAAAGCCAGACCTAAAAATCAAAAAAAGGAAATATAATAAAAAAAAACAAGAACAATATTATTAGCGCCGAAATATTTGTATTTTATGCTTTTCTTTATCTTTAATGTATGATATATTATGTTTATGAATAAAACAAAAATAGAAAAAACAGCAAGTGAGATATGGAGTAAATTCGTTGAAAAGTATGATTTGATTAGAGGAGATCAATCAGAAAGAAATAAGAATGAAAAACTCAAACAAATAAAAAATGAAGAAGTTGATCGTTTACTTCCAGCTTTTCTTGCTGCAGTATCAATAGCAGAAATAAAAAAGACAGTAGATGTTGAAGAATTAGAAATGGAAGAAATATTAAAAGTATGTGATTACGTCGATAATATTTATTTTCACCTTAAAATGGGTAATTTAACAAAATCCCAAGCAGAAGTTCGTTCTATGGTTAAAAGTGTTTGCATTTTATAATGTGTAATGTAGTTCATGCGCGAACTACAAAAGATAAAAACATTAATTATACTAATTCCACTTATTTTCATACCTTCTTCCTGCTTGGAAAGAGACTTTGACGAAATAAAAGAGATACCTGAATACAAGGAGATGAACCCTTCTAGGTATTTAAAAAGAATGGATTTTGGTAGACATTTCTCAAACAAGAAAACATTTAATTGGGTAAACACAGAAGTTAGTCCTGAAATTGGAATGATTTTGCTTGATAGTATTTACAAGCCAGTTGATTATTTCTTTTTTAAAAAATTCAATTCTTGGTTTGAAAAATTATTATTCGAAAATGGATTAATGTCATTAGGCGATAATGGCGAAAATTTAGATTGTGATAATTATGCAATGTTATATAAATCACTAATGGGGGTAGCTAGTTATGCAAACGGTGTTGATGTTGAGTTTGCTGTGGGACTGGTTGTCGTTGAGCAAAAAAACCCATTTGGTGGAATACCAAAAGGCTACCTTCACATGCTCAATCTTGTTTTCACAAGCAAAGATTGGTATATTTTTGAACCACAAACGGGAGAATATATAGAATTACATAAATACCCGAACCAAAAGCATATAAAGTACATTATTCTTTAAATAAGTAAAAAAAATTTTCAAAACAACAGAAAGTAGTTTATAGCGGCGAATTATGCGGCGGCTATTTGTAAGAAAAACCAAATTCTTCAATGTCTTCCTGATACACTCTCGAAATAACATCTGCCATTTTCGGGGTATATGAACTAGGCGAGGGTCTTATGGATCTGTTAAAGTGTGGCAAATCACATTCTATCTTAAGATTTTTACAAACTATTTCCATGTCTTTTTTTATATTTTCGACCTTTCCTATAAAATTAAAACTCCTGTGTTCCAAAAACCTTACTTGGGGGATAAAGTGAGTTTGGTTGGAGGCAGCGCGATCCAAGCCCCCTTTTATTAAAAAATCATAAAAATTAGGATAATTTATTACAAATTCTTCTCTATCAATAAAATCCTGTGAATTCCTAGCCCCCCCTTTAAATAAGTAATAATAAGCACTCAAGCATCTATCCCAAGGATTTCTAACAAAAGAAAAAGAATAAAAATTATCAAAAAAATCTTTTGGAATTTCTTTAGCTTTAGAATGGGAGTCTTGGCCAAAGCCGCCTACACAATCTTTTATTGTATTTCCTGCACATTTAGGTATATGAACAAAAATACAAGACCTTAATAAAGAAATATTTCCCGAATTAAGTCGGTTACTCCGCATAACATCCAAAATGTAGGGATTCATTTTATAAAAGAAGGAGTAAATGTAGTTACTTGATTAACGGTAGGTTCGTACCCGATGAAATCATAATAAACTTTAACCATCCAATTACCTAAAACTAAAGAAGAATAACTATCCTTTCTTGCTTTATTAGGTCCTGTTGTTCTTTTTAATGTATCAGGAAGGTCAAAAGTTTGAGTGCCTTGTGATGTTGTTTTAATTTGAACCAGAGCACATTCAGTTTTAGTCAAAGCAATCATGTCGCTTTGATGTTCTACGAAATCAATCATCTTAGCACCAGTATTTTCTTTTTGATGTGCTATATTTAAATATTTTAAATCATTAATAGGTATTTTTTGTTTTATTTGTTTATGATAGCTTTCATCCATGGCTCTAGATCCAAACCATACCCTTTTATGATCAAGGTTTGATTGTAATAATTCGTTAGCCATCCTTATCCATGAGCTAGTAGGTTTTCTTAAAACACAATAACATTTAGAGTTTTTGTCGTACTCTTTTTTTGCAACAGCTAAATCTTCCTGGTATTTTTCTGGCTTATCAAAATCACTAGACAGCATACTGATTTTTATTTTTGATTGGTGAAATAAAGAACTTTCATTACATGCATTAATAAATTGGACACCTCCGTTATAATCCCCTACGACAGCTACAACATTAAAGTTTGTAAGTAAATAATGAAAATACTTTATATGATGTTTTAAATTTGTTCCAGATAAGGCATAACCATGAACCATAGTCCCCTGTCTAGTTTCATTATTGATTTTAAATACATGCATGGCAAAATCATCAGAACTTTCAGATTCGGCCCAACTAGGATCGAAAGATACTATATATTCGGATCCTGGATCACCCTTTACTTCTACAGAGGGCTCCTCTCCGTCTGGAACGGTGCATTCAGCCATTTTTGAAGTCTTAAAGTAACCAGAGCTATCGTCGGTAAATATAGCTCCAAATTCCCGCTCAAATTGCGAGTGACTCATCGTCTGCTTAGATTGAAGTATTAAGTTTTCGTCATAAAGTTTTTGTGGAGCGCAGTCGTAACTAAATTGCATAATACATCTAGTCGCATCACCATCTTCTTTTATTGATCCATTTATAAGCATTTCAAACTGTTCGTATACTTTATATAAATATTCAAACTTGTAAGAGGCGGATGATAAAGCTATTAATTTATTATTAGGCCATTTGTGCCTATCCTCTTCTTTCATTTTGCCCTCTTTTATTAACTTGTTTTCTATTTGATACATACGCTCTCTTTCAACTGGATTTTCCACAACAGAAAGAAAAGGCACGATAACCTCGTTATAAATTCTTTCTGGCATAAGTAAGAATTCGTCAATAATAATTCTATGAAACCTAAAACCACGAAGTTTTGAACCATCACCAAGAGGTAGAGCTCTTATCCTGGATTGTCCAATCTCTAAAAGCCATTCGTCATTGCTTTTTGACTTATGGGTTATGCATTGAGCTAAAAAACTAGCTTCTGGCTTAGCCGCTATATCTTCTATTTTTTTAAATATCATTTTGGACTGTCTAAATGATTTAGAAAGTATACCTATTTCAATGCCCTGATTAAATATAGCATCTAAAAAAGCATATATTCCTGTGGTGAAGGATTTAGACATACCTCTAGACCAAACCCCAAGAGTATAGTCTGTTTCGAACATAGCCTTAATAGCCATGTGCTGAAAAGGAAAAAGCTCTACTCCAGATATTAAATCAGCGGAAAATGTTATATTTTCTTTAAGAAATTTATATAACAATATTTTCGCTTCATCTTCATCTATATAACCTTCGATCTCAGATAATAGTTTATTGAAATCTTCCTTAACAGCTCTTTTTTGACTTCCTGCTTCCCAGGCCATTAATCTCTAAAAACCTTTTGACAAGAATAGCTTCCTGGCTTCACTTTCTCGACGATTAAAGCTATAACTTCGCTAGGTCTATAGCCAGCACAAGAGTGGATGTTCAAATATATATTTTTAGTTTTATTAACAAAATGAGCGGTTATTAAAGCATTTTGTGTTTCGTGAATCAATCTTAAACCATGCATTGCTTCTTCGTGTTTGCCAAACTCATTAACAATTCCAACAACCTCGCCTCCTTCATCCACTTTTTCGCCTAATTCCTGAGCTAATTGTTGTATTACTTTTTCTTCAAAAGCAAAATCACTACAGTTAAACAGGTTAACCATCAAATCAAGAGACCATATAATTTTCTCCTGATTTTCTTTTTGTTTTGTTAGTTCTTCACTTGGTTTTATTAATTGTTCTTTCATTTATTTTTTTGTTTAAAAAGTATTGCAAGTCAACATTCCACATTTGCTTTCCATGTAATAATATCTTTGGTATAATCTTTTTCAACCCTGTTCTGTTTTCTGCGAATACAAATTGACAGCAGTCTTTGTATTGTTGAGATATTGTTTTAAAATTATGCCAAATATAAGGAAGCTTAGATTTGTGTGGAGAAAAAATATTGTTCTTTTTAATCTTCTCTATACTACTTTCTACGACAATAAAAAGATAAGAGTTAAACAATCTAGCCCTATCTAACTCTTTCTTGAAGCGATCAAAGTTCCCACCGCTTAAAGTTGACTTTAAGTCCCCCTCGCTTTTCCTGTCTACATATGTATAATCATAATCGCTTCCGCCTACAGTATAATCCCCAAAGTCCAATTTCATTTTTTCTGAATTATTAAATGAAATGGGCTTCTGCTCCCTTGTGTCTATAAATATCTTCATGTTTTCAGAGCCAGATTCTTCAAAAAAATTTTCAGGAATTTTTTTATTTAAAACATTATTGAGCCCAAGCTCCTGACATAACAGAGTATAGCTTCCAAATAATTTTCTATAAACATCTATTCCTGGAAAATCGCAAAGCTCTAATTCATTTTCACTGAGAGCATGTTTTAAGGATTTTTTTTCAGCTCTTTCTTGTAATTTAGATTTCAAATATATTTTAACCTTTTCAGGCTCGGATTTTTGACACCAATCTAAAAATTCAGATTTGTTTATAAAATCTCTAGATATATAATCTTGGTAATTCTTAAATGGGATTTGATGCCCTAATAAAAGACTTTTTTTGGGGTAATATTTCTTATAATATTCACCCTGATTTATATCATGAACTCTTGACAAATGAATATGCAAACCAGAAAGAGATTTAAAATCTTTTCCGCAAATCTTGCACTTAATAATCACCTTATCTTTTACCTCCGAAATACTCAACAGCATGCCCCTCCGAAACCATTAATTTATTCAAACTTACTCCGTTCGAAAAAAATTCCCCTAAAACTCTTCCGTATTTACCTAACCCATGACACTTTAAGACTAAATCAGAATTACACATTTCTTTTAGTCGAGCTTTAGCCTCTAATCCTTTTTTCTTTTCGGATAGATTTCTTGTTCTCGACTCAGGAGCATTAATACCTTGAAGCCTGACTCTTTTCTTTGTGTATAAATGAAACCCCAAGTCAACAAGAACATCCACCGTGTCGCCGTCAACCACCTTAATAACCTCTTTTACCTTATATTCATACATTACAGCACATCCTCTCTCCTTAAGCCTAATATGCGAGCTTTCCATCCGTCCATATTTTCAAATTTATCAGCTTCATCTTCGACAAGCTTTTTTTGCATTTCTGCTATTTTGATCATCCTACCTCTTTCTTCTTCTTCTTGGAATGATTGAACCAAAGTAAGCACCGAAGCAAATTTGTCTTTTTTATCTTTTAATCTTACCGATCTATCTCCATTTAATTTCTTAATCAACGACTCTTGTCTTTGTTCGCATTGGTGGTACTCGGAACTTTTAGCCTTCAATATTTCAGCTAATTTTACAGACATTTCGGTTTGATCTTCGCAATCCTCAAACATCCTATTTAACTTTTCCATGTTTCCTTGTATTGTTTTTAAATTTATATAATCAATGCAGACATTAATGTATAAATTAACTTCGTCTGAAGTTAAATCTGGTTTGTCCCAAATAGCCCTTATAAACTCTGCTTCAAATAATTTTCTATCATCGCACTTATACGTTTCCATTAATTGGAAAAACCTAGGAGAAGATAAATTCTTTTTTAAATTCAAAACATTATCTCGCTCATCTCTCTTTAATTTATCAATATCTTCGTTTAAATTGGCCTGAGTAAATTCGTTAATTTTTCTAATAACTTTTACTTCTGTTTTTGGGGGAGAATATGTAAATTTCTCCACTTCCTCTTCTGGAGCAAATTTAATAAAATCAGAAGAATTAGTTTTTAAATAATCGGCGACGCACCTTTGCTCAGCGCTCAAGTTTTTAACCTCCTTATTTTGAAATATCAATTGAGCTATTTGCAGGCTATTTAATTTATCTCTAGAGTATTCGACTATAAGCTCTCTTTGCTCGTCGGTGAGTTCTATTCTTTTTGCTTTCTTATGAGCTCTGGTTTTGTATCCATAACCTTTTTCAAGCATATATTCCGCAACAGCCTTACCTTCTTTATTTCTTCCGTCTAAAGATTCGTCTTCAAAAATATTTTTTGTCAATTTATCAACGTCGGGTATTTGTATATAATTTTTATCTATATAATTTTTATGCTCTTCTGTTAGTTTCATGTATAAAAAATGTCTTTCTTTTCTAAAATCTTAATAACTAATTTTTTAAATTTTAGTTTTAAATTTTTGATTTGCTTATAGCCAGCCTTCCTGCCTTTTTCTGATGTTTTGTAACCAAGTTTTTTTGCGATATCCTCTTCAGTTATTTCTTCTATAAACAGCATAGTATATATACTAAAATTTCTTTCAGTCAATTGCTTTTCTACCTCTGCATGTATTTTCCCTATATAAAAATCTATCTCACAATACCCATCCTCCTTTGACTCTACTTCTGCTCTAGGAAGTATCTCTATAGGAACAGGTATCTTTATGCCGTATGCATGTTTTTTTGATTTGCTCCATTTTTTATACAAAGGGCATGTCGAGTTTTGAGTTTTAGATTTTGTAAATGTGCAAGAGTTTTCTTCCTCACTCATGCTGTTATTAAAAGGGCAACCCATACAAGGCTTCACGAAATTATGATAATGATTCCTAAGTATGTTTTTAAACTGATTCGTGATAATTTTATTAACCCAAGGAACCAGGGGTCTAGCGGGATCCCATTGATCCCACTTTTTAGCAATATGAGCTCTCATTATCTGAGAGACATCGTCAAAGTCAACCCAAGCTAAAGAGGTTAACCTCCACTTCGGTCTCCTTTTACGGATCTCATTATCAATCAGCTCGCTTCTTTCCTCGTAAGTTGGTTTTTCTTTTTCGGGTTCCACGTGCTTTTTTTATAGTTTTTTTTGATTCTTTCAGATCTTCTTCGCTCATATTTAATATATCAGACCCTTTGAATACGTTATTCATTGAATAATCAATTTCGTAATCTAGGCTGTTAACAATAGGAACCTCAAAAGAATCAGAGAAGTCGTCAGAATCTAAGTCCTGATTTAAAATATTTGTTTTTCTATCGACGGGTATTTTGTCTCTTACAACACTGCTTTTACTTATGTTTGAAATTTTAGATAAAGGCTTGCCGCAAGACTTGCATTTATCTGGCTTCTTTAACAAGTATTCATTTTTACTACCGCAATGAGGGCAATATATTTTAGACATAATCTAAAGGTTCTCGTGTTTTATTTTTCATGTATTTAATTATTAATTTTTCGTTTTCGGGTAGTATTTTTTCAGATGATATGATTTGAAGCCCAAAACCTTTTAAAGGTATAAAAGATTCTACTGCAACTGAGCCCTCGCTCTTAAAGTTGAAATCTCCATTATTCTCTTTTATATTAATTTTAATCGACTTAATGTCATGTAATTTAATTATATCAAGTATGTCTTGAGACAGCTGATTCTCTCTTTTTTTTGAAAGATAAAACTTAAACAAAACAACGCAAGCCGTTGTCAGCGAAGACAAAATAGCAACAATAATCTCAGAACTCATCTTAAAATAATAAATTATTTTAAAAAAAATTCTATATTTTAACAAAAAAAGTGTAAATTATTTTTTTTCTGCAGCTTTTCTTTGTTCCTCTAATCTAGAAATAATATATTTCAATACCTTGCTTCTTTTTATATCCGAACTGTTGAATCTAAAACAATGAATTCCGTTTTCGGAACTCCTCTCGTCATCAAAAAGTTTCATCATATCGCCGAAACCGCTTTTCCCATTAATATCGCTTTGCATTAAGTCTCCACATATAAAAAGCCTACTGCCTTCTCCGATTCTGGTGATAAGAGTGGTTAGCTCCTTAAATGTAGCATTTTGAGCTTCGTCCATAATTATTATCTTATCATTCCAACTAACTCCTCTGAGGAAATTTATTGGCATTGCGTCGACCCTCCCCGCTGCTAACAGGTCTTTTTGGGTAGTTGTGTTGGCGGGCAGCATCTCATTTAGCTTTTCCAAAAGAGGTATCATGTACGGGTTAAACTTATCCTCAAGACCTCCTGGCAGGGCACCCAACCCTTTATCTGCACTTTCTATAATAGTTCTTATATAAATTAAGTCGGTTTGACTGAATTCACTTAGAAGTCTAAGAGCACTATATACAGATATATAAGTTTTAGAGCTTCCAGCTGGACCAGAGACAAAAACTATTTTACAGTTTTTATCCGAAGCTAATGAGAAAAACCTTTTCTGTTTTTCTGTCAGGTTTAGGCTCTTGACATGAAACTTGTCAAAACTATTATTCATAATAGTTTCTTCGCATGGTTTAGCTTTTCTTTTTTTCATAATAATTAATTATTTTGTTCATGATTTTTGATCTATTTGATGAGGGGGAATAATACCAATTTAAATAAAAAGAGCCATTTAGTTGGTCTATTTTTTTATGAATAGCAGATATTTCCTCCTCCAATTTGTCGATTAAAGAGTAGGAGATTTCGATTTTTTTTCCATCAATCTTTTTAACCTCATCAAGAAAAATATTTAAATCACCGTCTTTTTTCGCTTTAGATATCTTTTGAAAAGATTCGATTTTAGATGAGCCGTTTTTGTCTGGATGACTTTTTTTTGCAACCTCCCTATAAATCATTTTTATAGATTCTTCCGAAAATACAGAAACATTTTTCTTGGGAGAAATTTCTTGATCGTTTAAAAAAGGATCTTTTATGTTTTTAGACTTTAATGCTTTTTGGAACTCTGGATAGAATTCATTCCAGGCCATGTTAGACAAAGCCTCTAAGTCTTTAAGCTCTTTTTTTAAAGCTCTCCACTCACTTCTGTATTTATTGAATGTTGCCCTGATATATGGGTGTTCCTTAAAGTCCATTAAAATATAACCTTGATCCTTGGTTGATGGGTAGATTGCTCAACATATTATATATACACTAAACCAAGTTTCAATCTACTAAAATTTAAATAATAAAAAGTGTACAATATGGGTATGAGTAATAGAGTGTCATTTATAATAGAGCTTCTTATAATTTCAATTATAACCGCTTCTATGTGGTTATTAGTTAATAGAAGTTAACTATAATATGAAACAAAAAAATGCAGAAGATATAAAGTTAATATGTCAAGAGTATTGTGAAGAGGTTGAAATTGACGGTTACGATGTCACTTGCTTGGTGAATCAAAAATACTTGAAAGATCTAAAGTTAAGGGTTTCCGTTCACGGGTGGTCAATACAGAGCTTAAAAAAGAAACATTTTTTATACTACATCAGGTTTTTTGATTTTCTTTAAAAAATAGGGGGCTGCATATATCAAACCACACCCGACAGTACAACCTAAAATTATATATAAAATTACCCCCGAAGCGGAAGAGTCTCTATTAGGGGTTGTTGAAACAACATTTCCTTCTTGATTAAGAACAATACGGTAGCCTTCATCTGAAACAGGGAGTGCGGGTATTAAAATAGATTTTTTCTCAAGTGGATCTTTTAAGTCTTTTGTTTTGGAGACAAAGGAACTAGAGGAGCATGAGCAAAGAAAAAAACAAAGTAATATTGTAAATGTTTTCATATAACTATATTATAAGTTACTTGTTTTATTTCAATATTAAATGATCAACTTAGAAAACTTAAAACCGACAAAAGAGCTTTGTGTCTTTTTTGTTTGCACAGAAAATGAAGTTATAAACGAAGGTGTGGAGTCAACATTATGGAGCTACCTGAATTTAATACCATCAGTTGAGTGGAAAATTGACATTTTTATATATTTAAACAAAATAGTAGACACAAAAAAAATAGAAATAATAACCGAAAGGGTTGAGAAGAATCCATGGGTTAATAAACTTGAAGTTTTTTCAATAGATCTTTGCGAAAAAGAAGATGTTTTTTGGTACCCTTGGCTGAAAACACCGAAACCAAAGGTTATGCCTGAGTATGGATATACCTCTGGGGCGAATCTTTTATTTTACAGATCGATTAGGTTGATGATGGAAAGGGACGAAAATTATGAAAACTTTTTAATGTTAGAGGCCGACAGTATTCCACTTAAAAAAAATTGGTTTGACAAGGTTTTCGATTTTTGTAAAAATAATGAATTCGAAATAGCGGGCAGTAAATACAAAGGCGATCAAGCTTGCCATTATGAGTCTGAATATAAAGATCATTTAAACGGAATAGCTATATACAGGAATTCAAAAAAATTAGAAGAAGTATTAAAAGGTGGGGAAGATATTATAAAAAACGAAATGCCGCCAAGTGGGTTTTTAAATTTTGACATAGCTAATTTTTTATTTTACAAAAATCGTTTGGATAAATACAAATTATTAGATACCGAAATAATAACAAACATGAGTGATGGAAGAGATTTCCACATAGAAGAAAAAGAGGTTCTAGAGAGATATCCAGATTCATTAATTGTACATAAAAAGAGCAATAAAAATCATGAGCTAATAGACGAAGACACCTTCGACCAAACAGAAAACGAGGACTTGCCTGTGTGTCTACTTCAACCGCATTGCGGTTCGGAATACATACTGGATATCAGCTTAATTGCAGCAAGGCAATATCTAAAAAAAGATAGTAGATATTCAAAAGCTGTTAAGTTAAAAATAATAACAGACGATGGAGCTAAAATAATTATTTTTGCTGTGTGCAAGGAATACTTTGATGCATATCCAAGAAGCTTTTTTCAAGAGATGGAGTTCAACTGTTATTCTATTTCTTATTTTAATTTAGCCAAATTAATAGAAGATAAATATATAAAAATATTATCAATATGTTTAGATTTTAGATCTGCAGTAAAATTAAACAAAACTATATTTAATTACTTTAAAGCTATAATTAAAAAAACGAATAAATCGCCTTACCTATATTTTTTCCATAAACATTATTTAGATTTAGCTGGATCGAGTTTTATAAAACACGAGTTATTGAATAATCATAGAATTATAGAAGACAAAGAAAATAGAAATAAAGCTTTTTTATCTTTTCTGGAGGAAGATTTTTCTCCGTATTTTTTGCAGCAATGTTTTTTTCAAAGAGAAATGTTAAATGAACATCAGGAGAATTTCTTTTTTTATATATTAAGTAAATTTCAAATATTTGACGTAATAGCTATAGACGAAATTTTGTATAGAATATACAAGCAAACATACGGCATGAAAATTGAATTAAATCATTTAAATGTGGCAAATTTTAATTCGACATCTGGGAAAGTTATAAAAAGCAAAAAAGATGTGCCCGATAAAATTAATGAAATTTTAGACAAAAAATGTAGAATACACAATATTATATATAGTGAAATGACAATTAAACAGTTAGACGAAGAAAAAGTGGAAGATAGTAAAAAAATACCAACATTTTTACATGTGCCCAAAAATGCTGGGAGTTTTGTAATTTCAGCCTTTACTAAGTATTTCGCCAGAATACATGGAGGCGACAGGTATTTTAATGTACAAAGAATACAGGTCGATTTTGATGATTGTTCGCATGCAACTTTTTTTGTTTCATTCAGAAACGATGCATGGAAGAACGATTCAAGGATAAAAACATATAAACATGACGCTCCAAGGTCAAGAAGCTCAGGCATAGAAACGCTGCTTGAGTACATCAACAATGGCCAGGCTGATATATTAGCTGCGGTGGCTGAGCCAGCGATAAGCGAAAACGAGGGTTGTTGTGGTAAAATATGCCCAAGAGTTATTGTTAGATCCCTTAATAACATCTGGTCATTTTTAAAAAAAACCGATCTGGTTCCATTAAATTTTACCATTTTACGGGAGCCCTTGGACAGAGCAATATCTTTATACAATTATATAACCTCAGATAGATCTCAACACGAAGATACTCATAAAGTAATAGCGGAAAAAAGTATAGAGGAATATCTAGTATCAAATAAAACTGAAGATTCCTGGCTAATAAGAGCAATGAATGAAATTGGAAACAACAACCCAATAGAATACCAACATTTGGATAATGCATTAGACTTTTTAATAGAAAACAATTTTTTAGTAAAAGATATTCGTGATTCGAATGATCTCATGAAAGAGGTGATCGAATCTTGTTACGAACAAAAGATGATTCCAGAAGATATAAACTCTGCCCAAAGAAATGAAAACAATAAAAAATCAAAAACAAAAAAAGGGTTAAGTGCAAAAGTTATTGACATTTTTAATAAAAGATCTCTTTGGGACAAAATTCTTTACAATAAAATGATAGAATAACCCTTTATTTATTCTAAAGAAAGAGGTTCTCGTGTAATTTTAACAAACACTCTAAATATAATACTTAACAAAAAAAACGGCATGAGTAAAATAGTCTTCAGAAAAAAAACAGGGAATGATTTTTTAGCATTATCTTTTGGTAAGCCCAGGTATTTCAACGAAACTGACATTAATATGTCTGTAAATTGGGGGGATGGAAGCACGCAAATAATTAATTCCATAACCTCGGCGGGAGTTCAAAGAAGAACTATCACATATAAAGTAAAAGTCGAAACTAGATCTGGGCATGCCAATACGAATCAGTTTATATTATATGATGAATCAGGAGCAATCGAAATAGGAGAGGTGATTCTTGAAGAAGGTAATAATTATATTTTTGACCAAAGCGATTCTTCCAACAGCACCCATCCGTTGCTTTTTTCTCTAAGCTCAGAAGGGGCGACGTACTCAACTGGAGTAACTGTTTCTGGAACCCCAGGAACTGAAGGAGCTCAAACACAGATAGACATCAGCGAAGGAGACTCGACAACTGGACTTTCGACAGGAATTTTCATTAAATGCGGAGCTCATTCAAATATGGGATTAGAAGTTGGCTCTATAGATGTCGATCAGCAATCGGTAACGCTTTGGCACTTGTATAATAGTAATGCAGCAAGAAGAATCGTAATTAATGGTGGGTTTGGATCAGCATCTAATGTTACTGATGCTAGCCTTAAGTTATGTATGGCAGAAAGGGGCTCAAGATCACCATGCGCTAATCATGAGGAAATAGAAGAAATTGGTTTTGGAAGTAATTTATGGGTGCATGGAGAAGGGGATTTTGAGGACATGCCCATAAAGCAAGGAAAGTTTAATCCAGCAATGAGTGCGCTTGACTCCGCAGACCCAGCAGCACTAATATTAAAAACTGCGGGAGACGATGGAAACATAAGATGTCTCTATACATTCAAAGGCACAAAATGCAGAACCGCAGCTTACATCAAGAAATTCTTTAATGAGATAGACAGTTCAAGTGTTAGCCTCACGTCAACACAAGGATGTTTTCAGGATAGCTCTTTAAATCAAAATGGTATAAAATTCGGGACAGAATTATTGGATACATCATTCATGTTTAAAAATTCTAAATGGACATTGGATTTATTCTTAAACGTTGCGAAAGTTACAACCATGGAAAGTATGCTCGAAGGGTCGATCTTCAACAAGGGAATAAATAATTGGAGGGTTGGAAAAGTTATAAGCATGAAAAACATGTTTAAAAATTCCAAATTTAACAAGCCAATAACAGCGTGGTTTTCTACAAACAAACTTGTGCAAGATTTTTCAGGAATGTTTGAAGGGGCGAGTTTTAATGGTAACATAAAATCTTGGAGGACGGGTTCTGTTACGGATATGTCTTTTATGTTTAAGGACAATACATCCTTTAGTTCGACCGCATTGTATTGGGACACAAAAAATGTAACAAATATAGAAAGCATGTTTGAAGGGGCAACATCTTCACCTGCGATTAATGGGTTCAATGTTCAAAAAGTTGTTAACGCAAAGAACTTATTCAAAAATAGCCTGTTCAACAACAACATAACGAATTGGTTTAAAGCCAATAATGTTTTAGAAAACATGGAGGGAATGTTTGAAGGGGCGAAATTCACAGGAGCTGTTCGCTTTTGGACAAATAATGTTACAAATATGTCGTTTTTATTTAAGAATAATAAGGTGTGGGATCAAGCCACTCTTTTTCTTAAAACCACTAATGTAACGACCTTTGAAGGGATGTTTCATGATAGTATATGTAATCCTAAGGGTTTAGTCGTTTGGGATACTGCAAATGTTACGACAATTAAAAACATGTTTTATGGGTCTAAATGCACGTCACCATTGAAGTGGTTCAAGACCGCTCAGAGCTTACTAGATATGACTGGGGTCTTCGGTGGAGACTCGTCGTTTAACCATGGAAGTTTAAGTAACTGGAACACTTCCACAGTAACCAATATGTCTGGGGTATTCTTGGGCAATACCAATTTCAATAAGGATCTTATCGGCTGGGATACCTCCTCTGTAACCGATATGAGTGAAATGTTTAATGGAGCAACTAGTTTTAATTATTCAATTAGATCCTGGGATGTTTCAAAGGTAGTAAGCATGAAAAACATGTTTAAAAATTCCAATTTTAATCCGTCACACCCCCAAGAGCTTGCTTATTGGTTTGGGAGTAAAAATTATAAAAACCAACCTAACCCAGCAACTTATGCGATTGAAGACATGAGTGGCATGTTTGACGGTTCTAAATACAATAAAAAAATTGATTTTTGGAATAAGCACAAACCTACGGTCAAAAAAGCGATTAGAATGTTTGCAGATAATACCGTGCAATCAGTAGCTAATATACGTAATCTTTTTTCAAACTCTCCTTTGCTTGAAGATGTTTCTGCTATTTTCGAGGGCTCTTTCTCGATACAGGGTGGTCAGAATCAAATTGGAAGATGGCCCATATTTAAAACTAGCAGCAGTGAAACGAAAAAGAAGCAAATCAATGTTTTATTTGGCAATGCCTATAGAGGGAAAATTAATAACTATGATTATACCTCACAAGAGCAAAGTCAAGAGTTTTCAATACCTAGCTTTATATTGCCAGATCCACTTCCTGCTGACGTAGGAAAATTGGATTGCGTTTCTTTGTATAAAAACAGGCCAGCTGAGGAAGATTCACTAAATACCATATACTTTCACATTGTAGACCCTGCTTAAAAATTAGGTAATTATAAAATTATGAAAAAAGATATTACACCCGACTCTCAAGACTTAACAAAAGACAGAAAATTTCTATCAGAGACGTATGCTTCACCATTCCTTCTTGAAAGAAATGAAGAAGGCGAAGATGTCGTAACATTCCTCGTAGAACCTGGAAAAACAAAAACAGAATTAGGGATACCAGATTCTATAAAACTCCCAAGCGGAAAAGAAGTAGATACGAAAATTTCGGGGGGAATGGCGGTGCCTATGGGTTATCTTGATACATTATCTTATCAGGGCTGTACTGAATTCAATGCCGACGCTAATGCAGATAAGACTAGGCCCATCAAGGGAGGCTCTAGTATCATAAGTAATTCAGCAGTTACAGAAGATGCTCCAAACTTTGGAACACTTGGTTTGCTTGTGGTTGATGATGATGATGGTACATTATGTGCCTTATCAAATGCTCACGTTACCAATACAGACGCATGGATTCCTAATTTAGTTGGAGTGAATGAGAAACCAGCAGATCAGGTTACGGCGTCTAATGTAGTTAATGAAATAATTTTTCAAGGAAAAGAAAGTGACGGATATAAAGGTTTTGATGCGGAAAGTGATGATGCTATTGGAATATTAAAAAGATATCACCCTATGGGAACCATGGGTAGCGTAAATCTTTCTCAAAATGAGTACGGAAATGTTCCAAAGGGCTATGGAAGATGGGTGGAGGAGGAAACGGGCCCAGGTGGCGCAAATCCAGCGGGACCCTTAATTATGTGTGATGCATCTTTAATAGCATTAAAAGCAAGTGTGGTTGACAATGATTCATGGAAGCAGATAGGAATATCAAGTCAGGGTAGCTCTGCTGCGCCATTTGTTACATGGGGGGAATATGTTCAGATAATGTATGACTCAGATTGGGGATCTCATGCTACTGATGTTGGCGGGGGAGCAGCTGGGCGCCCGAAAATGTTTTCGTCTGGAAGGACGACTGGGCCAAAGGAAGGTGATCCAGAAATAGAATTCACAGCACCGATGAAAGACTTTCCAATTGCATACAAAAGCGCTGTAGATAGTACGGGATATATTTATTCAAGATTCACTGAAGCTTTTGCTTATTCTCTTAAGTTAGACGCTAAAGCAGATGAAATATTATGCTACAACCCTATAAGGGGAGGAGATTCTGGATCCACTATATGGGTAGAAATAAACGGAACTTGGAAAATTTTCGGATTAGCTTTTGCAGGATGGCATGATCCAATCGCTGGAAAAACAAAATTAGGATTTGCAATGCCGATGCCAATCGTTGCCCAAATAATGCGTATAAGCGCATGGGATGGAAATAAGTCCACCGCAAAATTCCTCGATGATAGTAACGAATTTACCGTAGAGACTGTCACGAGAAAAGGTCTTGGTCAAGTGGAAAGTTATGAAGTTGATGGAAAGACTTTCTATTTAGGAGGAACTGTTCTAAAATCTAAATCTAGAGCTAGTGAATTTGAGCCGACTTACCAGATGGATCATCGAGACCAAGGCTTCCAAACTAATTACATTTATAATGATTGGCTGTCGATAGCTGATGACTCTGTTGGTTATGAAGGTAGACTTTATTTTAAATCAAACAATAATAATTCAAATGCTGACAACCCAGTGACCCAATATACATGGACGAGCAAAACGGGTAGTTATATAGTAAGCTCGTACTTGATTCCAGCTGAAGGCAGTCCTTATGAGAACATGAGCTTAAACAACAGTAGTGCAATACAAAACCTGCTTGATGTTAGTGGAGTTTATGGACTTAGTGGTTGCGATTCAGATGGAGATATTGCTAATGTTAAGCCGACTTGTCTAGACGGATCCGCAATACATTGGAAGTCAAGAAATGTAGGGGTGAGCGATTCAAGTTTTAAAACTGGAGCTGGTGGAGATACATATTGGTCTGTTGGGGGTGCTATAACTATACCAAGCGAATATAAGTCTTTTTATATAAGTATACCTAGTCAAAAGCAATATGAACCTATAAAAATATCATATGATGATACTGCAGCTGATGGGTTTGATTATAGCACTATTTTGGATTTACCTTCATATATTGCCGCTTTAGCCCCTCTGGATTCTAAAACCGCAAGCAATGTTGATGGGAACAGCGCCATGGATAGTATAGGGCTGGGGAATGAGTTCATAGCCACACATGCAAATTTAATATACCCGATATTCAAATGGGAAGATATAACAGCTCAAGGTCTTGAAAGCAAAGCTGCTAGATATTGTTATGATTTTACCTCACAAGATTCCGATTGGGCTAGTTACATTGGGTATCAAATGGGATTTTATCCTCCAACAGTCGATAATGGTAAAAACGCTGGTGGATCCCCTAATTTTTTTAACAGTAGTGCTCACCACGAGCCAACATTAATACCTTTATGTATGTTGTCAAGTAGAACAGATGGCGGCTTTGGTCTAACCACTGGTTACCGAGAATGGGGATATGACGAAGGATATGGTATCTCCGCTGAACAAGGTGGGTGGAGAGCGAATTTCATGTACGGAACACAAGTTACTGGAAACACTACAGAGAGAGGTCGAATGAAGGATATTGTAGGGAAAATAAACTACGATCTTCTAGAGGATCCAGATAACACATTCGGTTACTGGGACATGAATAAAGGCCGCATGTCTCACTATTATGTTCTGAATCCAAGGTGGACCCTAGGAAGAGGGATGTGGAGAGATGCTCATGGAATACCTGCTGATTCAGAGCTAAGCACTCCTTATGGTCACGAGTTTGAATACAATAGCGCTGGTGCTCAAGGAGCTAAATGGGACAATGCTAAGATTGATAAAAAGTTAAATTCATTAAGTCTCCTGAAATCCAGAACCATTTCTGCAGACAGTGATGCGTATTGGCCTAGGGATGGCTTTAATGGAGAAATAGACCTTAGTTGGGTCAGGAACTTTACGGCTTGATTATTTCAAATCACATTCAGTTTAATGGGGCTCATGATATAATTGGATACAGGTATGATCCTAAAAATTATATAAAATCAAAAGATTGGAGAGAAGAAACACTCCAAGCAAAAGGTTCCGAATCGGAGAAATTTGATCTTTTGAAAACCCGCCCAGAATTCCACAATTTATTTGAAATAATAATTGACAAAACAGGAATTAAATTTAATGAAAATTTAAAGGGAAATGTTTTATGTAATCCTAGTTGCCTAGAGTCGTTGTCAGGCGAAATCACAAAAAAATATAATAAACTTTTTGTTTTTGGGAGCGATATTCGATTATCACGCAATATAGGTTGGATTGACAAAATAAAAGATAAATTTAATAAGATATATTACGAAGCTAAAGATATTAATTGTGAATATGTTAAGTCTTTGCCAATGGGAGCCACACATGCATATTTGATCAGGAATGGATTAAAAGACACACTAAAGGTAATAAACAATCAGGATAATCCAAGAAAGAAACTAGCAGCAAGTGGCTTTGGCAGTAAATGGCCATGTTTAAGTAAATCTATAAAAGACAGGCGCGATTTATTAAATTTTTTAAAAAAACAAAATGTAGTTGATTTAATAAATTGTAAACCAACAGAATATTACAATACAATATCTAACTATAAATATTTTCTGTGCCCTTTAGGGGCGGGGATACAAACTCCAAAATTGCAAGAGTCACATTTAATGGGAATTATTCCTGTGGTAACTAATCATCCAGTATATCATGATTTATCTTCCTATGGCTTGCCGTTCTTAATTGTGGATAAATGGCAAGATGTAACCCAAGAGTTATTAGAAAAAAAATACGAAGAAAAATTTAAAAATGTAGATTGGAATAAAGTACGAAAATTATACCACGCCGATTCTTTCAAAGAAAATTATATTGATTAACTTTCGCTTTTCGTCGATTACCTCATTCAAAGTTAACTTTGAAAGTGCAAAGTTAACTTTAGACTTTTTCTTGGCATGGTGTACTATATTGTATAGCCATGAAAAGAAAATATACAAAAAAAGCTTCGTACTGGAATAAGTTTGACTCAAAAACAGACAAGCCAATATCAAAAGATATTGGTTTTAATCCAACATCTGCAGGGGAAAGTTATTATGTCTCCAATGCGTCAGTATCAAGTGGTGGAACAGGAACGACTTCAAGAAGAAGAAATAGCATATCAAGCTCTACAAAAACAAGTAGATACTCCAATATAAGACAAGGGCTTTTGCCTTATCAAGTTTCATCCGAAGGTGTAAACGTAAGAGATACTATAGAGCTTTGTCAAAAAGCATATGCGAATGTTCCTATATTCAGAAATGCTATTGACATAATGGCTGAACTAGCAAATTCTCCAATATATGTTGATGGGGGTAATGAGTCATCAAGAGTATTTATTGAGAAATGGTTTTCTAAAATAAATTTATGGAATTTAAAAGATCAATTTTTTAGAGAATATTATAGAAGTGGAAATGTTTTTCTTTACAGGTTAGATGGAAAATTTTCTGTAGAAGATTTCTCTAGACTAAATAAAGTATATGGCTCTGAGAATTTCTTAAAACCAAACCAGCTCCCAATAAGATATATATTATTAAATCCATACGACATAATTGCATCAAGAAGCACTTCATATAACAATAATATTTATAAAAAAATATTGTCAGAATATGAATTAGAAAGACTCCAAAACCCGAAAACAGAAGAAGATAAACAAATATTTGACGGGCTGCCAGAAGAGGTTAAGAAAAAAATAAAAGAAGGGGGTTGGTCTATGGATGGTGTTTCTATGGATCTTGATCCGTCAAAACTTTGCCATGCTTTTTATAAAAAACAAGATTATGAACCTTTCGCAATACCATTCGGGTTTCCAGTTTTGGATGATATTAACTGGAAGATCGAATTGAAAAAAGTAGATCAGGCTATAAGCAGAACTATTGAAAATGTAATACTATTAATTACCATGGGTACAGACCCAGACAAAGGAGGGGTAAATCCCAATAACCTAGAAGCCATGCAGTCCCTTTTCCAAAATGAAAGTGTGGGCAGGGTTCTAGTCGCAGATTATACAACCAAGGCAGAATTTATATTGCCAGATATAGGCAAGGTTATCGGCCCAGAAAAATATCAAATAGTAAACGAAGATATAAGACAAGGGCTTCAAAATGTAATCGTAGGAGATGAAAAATATAAAAATACCCAAGTTAAAGCTGAGATATTCTTGGAAAGATTAAAAGAAGCTAGACAATCATTCGTTCATAACTTCTTACAGCCTCAAATCAAAATGGTTTGTAAAGCTATGGGATTTAAAAAATACCCAACAGCAAAATTCGAAGAGATAGATATAAAAGATGAAGTTCAATTGCAAAGAGTTGTAACTCGATTAATAGAAATGGGAATACTGACCCCTCAACAAGGTATCGAGACAATTAAAACGGGGATCTATCCTGATACAGGAGATATAGAGTCAGCTCAAGAAAGATATTTAGAGAAAAGAAAAGAGGGTATGTATAATCCTTTAGTAGGCGGAATTCCTATGATTGATGTTGATGGTGATGGAGAAGTAGATACCGTGTCTACTAAAGATGAGGGCGGGACTTCTGGACCAAAAAGCAGCGGAAGGCCAGTTGGGAGACCTAAAGGGACAACGGGAATACCAAGAAGTGTAAATGCGTCTGAATTATATTCCAGAAAAGAAATACAAGAAATTGTATATAAAGTTGAAGATTTTAGATCTTATATAGAAGCTACATTAAAAAAGAAATATGTAACAAAAGAATTAAATGATAATCAGCTAAAAATATGTCAGAACCTGTGCGAGTCTATAGTTATGTCTAAAGATAAAAAAATATGGAAAAGATCAGCGAACGCATGCATTAAAGATGCGGAAAAAATAGAAAACTTATCTGTGCTAAAAGAAATTACCGAAATATCTGGTTCTCATCAACTTGAATTATATCCAGCCGCACTTTTATATCATTCTCAAAAAGAACGTAGTTAGTGTATACATAAAGTATGGCGATACCATATAAATACAAAACAAGCTTTGCTAATGAAATCACGGCATCCTCAAATATTCCGAAGGATCAGTTAGATTTATCCAAAGCTTCTCTAGAAAGCTTAAGATCCCTACTTCCAGAAGAAATGGATCTTGATGCTAATGTAGATTTAATCGCAGTAGCTTTTAATGCTGCGGTAGTAAACGTTTTTAATAAAAATCATGATGGAATATCTACAGACACAGCAAAAGCTGTAAGTTCCTATTTTACTCATAAGCCTACTAACATAGAACATAAAAAAGAAAAAGTTGTTGGTCATGTTGTGTCCTCTGGTTTCTCAACATATGGATCTAATAATATTTTAGACAAAGAAGATATAAACTCTTTAGAGCCTTTTAATATAGCACTATCATCTGTTATATACAAAACAGTAAATCCTGACTTTGCAGATTTAATAGAAAAATCTACAGACGCAAACAACTCATTATATAATGCAATTTCTGCTAGCTGGGAAATAGGCTTCAATGATTTTTTGATAGCTGTGGGTAGTAAAAACTTAGAAGAAGCGGAAATAATTTCAGACCAAAAGCATATAAATGAATTAAAAAAATACTTGAAAGCATTTGATGGAGATGGGTTGATGAATGATGGTACTGAAATTTACAGACTTGTTTCGGGTGATGTATATCCTTTAGGAATAGGTTTCACAACGAATCCTGCGGCTAATGTATCAGGGTTAATTAAACTAGAAAATAAAAAAAAAGACCAGGAAGAAAAGGTTGAAACCCTAGAAAACCCCTCTGAAGGTGTGGAAAAAATAGAAGTAAATACAGAGGATTTTTTAAAAAAAATAATAAAAAACAAAAAAAAACCTTCACATAATGCAAAACAAGCTGTAATTTCAGACAACGCCAAACTAAATTCAGACATACAGAAAATGGAAATTAAAGAAATAATTAACGAACTCAAAGAAACTATCGAAGCATCTGCTTCTGATAAGTTCTCGGAAGAAGCTGTTGCTAATATAGTAAAAGTTGTCACTGATGCCATCAAGGAAAAGAGCGACATTTACGTGCAGGAAAAAGCCGAAACCGAAAAACAAAAACTTCAAGCGGAAGAAGCTAAAGCTGAATCCGAACAAAAGATTTCTGATCTAGAAGCTAACTTGGCGGAATCGCAAGACAAACTTTCTAAGATAGAAGCTGATGTAGCTGAATCTAGAAAACTTCAGATCTTCAATGATAGAATGGACTCTATTGATTCGGAATACGAATTGTCCGATCAAGATAGATCAATTTTAGTAGAAGACTTAAACAAGCTAGATGAAACAGACGAGAGTTTTGCTTCGTTTTCTGAAAAGATGAAAGTATTGTTTAGTCATAAAAGCAAAAAAAATCTAGAAGAGCAAGAAAAAGTTTTTGCTGAAAAACTAGAAGCTGAAATTCAAAAAAGACTAACTTCTTCCGAAAATCCTATTAATGCTTCCGAACAAGTAGAAGAAACCTCTTCTAGCGAAGAAGTCGAAGAAGTCCTCGAAAATGTAGAGGCTAACGAAGAAATTACATCAAATAACGGAGACTCGATAGATAAAGAAGTTTCCCTTAAAGATCAATTCAAAAATGCTTTCTCTAAAGAATCTATAACAATTAAATACTAAGAATCATGGCACATAGACTATTACCTTTTAGACAATACGACGAAAACGACGTTGTTAACCTTTTCGCACTTAGGTGTGATGGGCTACAACTCCTAACGACAAAACCTGATGTCGATGGACTTAACGCAGACGGAGTTCTGGTACAAGTGGAGAACGGAAACTTAAACGAAGGAGTTATTAATGTTGGCACTCAAAACAGTGCTTTCATGAATAGTTACAACTCCCCAGTTGGCCGCAACCCTTACCCAGAAAACCCGCTCAAGCTCAAACCAGCTACATCTGGAAGCGCTCTTGGTGTTACCTTGAACCAAACCCTTGCTATTGACGAAAACAACGAGCAGTTGCTTTTTAACAATGTAAAGAAGGACGAACTTCAAGCTGTTCTTTCTGGACAAACAGTTCCAGTTCTTACTAGAGGTTTAATTACAGTAGCTGATACAGCTATAGCCACCCCTACGGTTTCAAATGAAATAAAAGTCGGAAGTAGATTAGCCGCTAAAGCTGGACAGTTTATTGAAGCCGCAGCAGGTGATAAAAACCCAATTGGAAAAGTAATTGGATCTGGAAGTAGAGGAGGAAATTATACAGCTGGAATGCAAGCCGATGGTTTGTCAGGCAACTATTATCTTATCCAACTCAATTGCTAATAAATTGCTAATCATTAATACTAACAAGGTTTATAAAACACAATGAATATTACACTTAAAAGAACCGACGAGCAGATTGAACTGGTAAAGGCAATGGCCTCCCGTGATAGAGCTGTAGCGTATGAAGCCCAACAAGCTCTAGCCGAATTTATCGGACCAGTACTAGCTGAAGTAGTTGACAATGCTCCAACATTGAGCAATCTGTTTTCTCCCTTTCAATTCGCTGCTGACGATAATCCAAGTATCCCTTTGGACCTTTACTACGATGTAACTGACGAAGATTACATCAAGGTATATAGCAGTAATGCTCCTGGAGGATTACCTTCGAATCATGTAACTCCAACTCATAGCGAGTTGAAGCTTACTACTTACAGGCTCGAAAGTGCTATTGATTTTGATAAGCGTTATGCTTCCCGCTCTCGCCTTGATGTTGTTAGTAAGTCCATGACTAGATTGGCTCAAGAAATCTTAATCCAACAAGAGAATACTTCTGCTGGGTTGATCTTAGGCACTATCGCAGACAACGAAGCCAAGCTTCTTACACGAACTGCTGGCGCTGGCGTAACCATGGATGACTTCAATGCTCTCCTTACGAAGGCCAAAAGGAACAATCCTTCATGGTCTGGTGGAACTCCTGATCGTAGCCGTGGAATTACTGACTTAATTTGCTCTCCTGAGGTTGTTGAAAGTTTAAGAAGCTTTGCATACAATTCGGTTAGTACGTCTGGAGGTAGTAACTTCATCGCTGATACCGATGAAAGACGCAAGCAAGCTTTTAGTCAAGGTGGACTTCCTGAATTCTTCGGTATTTCCATTATGGAAATCTATGAGCTTGGGCCTAAGGCAAAGTACCAACAGGTCGCTAGCAAGCTTATCTCTGGTCATGGAGACCAAGATTTTGCTATAGCTCTAGACCGTTCTCGTGAAGCAATGCTTCGTGCGGTTGCTGTTGATGCTGAATCTGGAACCACTATGACGGTTTCTGCTGATGATCAATATGTTGGTCGTTCTAAAAAGATCGGTTATTATGCTGAACTTGAAGAAGGCAGATGTGTCATTAATGACAGCGCGATTCTTGGATTATCTGTCCAATAACAGGGAGTTCAAAATCACTTCTTTTCAAAAAATCCACCTTTCGGGTGGATTTTTTGTTTCTAGGAGTTACTATAAATGTGTAATGAATTAAAACAGCTCTCGAAAAAGGAATTAAAATTATGGCCCGTCAAAGAAAAATAACAACAGCACCAAAAACAAAGACCTCTAAGGCTACTAAAACAAAAGTAACTAGAAGAAAAAAGAAGGTTGAAATGGAATATATTACTGGTAAGTTTGAAACAGTAGACGAAAAGCAGATTAAAGCGAAAAGCGTAGAAGATTTGCTTTCTGTTCCAAACAACCCTTTCGGCACAAATTCTTTTGATGATTTAGAGTCAGAGCTCCAAGGTATGAATTTAAGGCAAATGCAAGAGTTAGCTGTTAAGGCTAGCATATTTCCATCTGGAAACAAGACTTCTTTAAAAAACAAAATCAGAAGAGAATTCAAAGTTAAATTCGGAACTACAGACGGTCAAAATAAATACGACACATCTTCAGACAGCCCTGTTATAGATCCCAAATCAAAACTAGCGAAAGAAGTTTTAGACATACTTAATGGCAAGTAAATAAAAAAGCTCTATGGCTAGCTCTTATAATTTCAACCCTACAGTTAATGAAATAGGGAATCTTGCTTCGGGGATATACAAGTATGATTTCGACGAAGACTCGAACTTAATAAATTCAAATTTCATCTCAGGATGGTTGCAACACAATGTTGGGGAATTGAATGTACTAATTCATTCTTGTTACAGTGGAGAATACCCAGGGATGGGTGATTCTGAAAAATCTATATATAGACAAATATTCTTGAGGGATTATTATTCAAAATTAGGAAGAAAAGTCCTTATGGGGGTTACTCCTGATAGCTCTAGTGTTAGTGCTGGTTCTGTAGTAACCTCAGATTGGACGGAGTTGAGGGATGGTGATAGTGTGATTAGGAGGAGAGCTATGCTTTCAACTCCATCAGAAAAAGTTACAGCATCAAAACAATATTCGGTTTATTCAAAAGAAGCTGAAGAAACTTTACTTTCACTCTTACAAAGCTATAATATAAACAAAGGCGGTCCAAGGCAAGTCGCTGGAACTGATGCTTCGGCGCAAAATTAATAATTTACGCATACTATGAACAAAAAAATAATATTAGATTTTTCGAAAGAGATACGTGAACGCGATTTGGTCTGTGACTGTGATGACCAAGAAGGTGATTTGATATCCATGGAGTCATGGGCTTCAGAAAAAAACAAAGGGAAAAAATTAAATAAGCCTTTTAGAACTTCTGGGGGTCCTAAAAAGTTCTCCGTTTATGTAAAGAATGAAAAAGGGAATGTAGTAAAAGTAAATTTCGGAGACCCCAATATGGAAATTAAGCGAGACGATCCAGCTAGAAGGAAGTCGTTCAGAGCTAGGCATAATTGTGACAATCCAGGCCCAAAAACAAAAGCTCGTTACTGGTCTTGTAAACAATGGAGAGCTGGAACAAAAGTTCAAGGTTCAGGAGAAAATGTTGAAAAAGAACTTCTTTTATACCTAGACGAATCAGAAGCTGCGGGCGACTATATGGAAAAAGCATTCATGAAGCATTGTGCTTCTTATGACGGAGATTTAATTAATACAGCTGGCATGGATCAAGATAAAACTTATGCAGCTTGTGCAATGCAGTACAAGAAAATGAAAGGTACTCTTTATCAAAAAGGACAAGCAGGCTTAACGGAAAAACAAAAAACTTTACCTAAACCGATTCAAGAGGCTATACTCAAAAAACAAGGTGAAAAGTCTGAAGCTACAGAAGCTGAAGCGAAACGCGGGCTTTGGGACAACATACATAACAAAAGAAAAAGAATAAAAGATGGGTCTGGAGAAAAAATGAGGAAAAAGGGCGATAAAGGAGCTCCTTCAGAAAAGCAAATTAAAAAAGCCCAAAAGCCAAAAGAAAAATCTAAAGCCGAAGAATTAGATAAGAATAACTTTAAGCCTCATAAAATGTATGATCCCAAAACAGGAAAAGCTTATGACGCAAAAACCTACGAAGATCATGTAAAAATGAAAAAGATGGGCTATACTCATACAGCCGCAAAGAAAAAGAAATATTAATTTAAAAAGTTAAACCTATAAAAATCCATCTTCATGATGGATTTTTTGTTTGTGCAGTTTACTATAATTAACTATTAAACATGCAAAAACTAAACGAAAATAAAACCAAAAGGGTTCTGGCTCAAAAGATAGTTTTTGATTTAACTATTGAGGAAAATTTAATTACATTAGATAGTTCTTTTGAGGATCACTCTTGGTATACAAAAGATTTACTATCTAAATTAATAACAGAATATTCTAAAAAATACCAACGACCTTGCATTTTTAACACAATGAATGAAAAAATGTCAGATGGAAAAACAATTTTTTACAAAAATTTCTGTTGGGATTTGTTCGGGAACATTATGCCGCCAGTCTACGAAAAATATAAATACAGTTTTACATATTTATGCGGGCATCCAAAGTTGGATAAATTACATATGCTATCGAGACTTTTTAAAGAAGATTTATTAAAGGATTGCTTGTGGTCCTGCGGCTCCTTAAGCGGAAAATATAATTTAAGCTTACCTAAGTTACCAGAAGTTATTGATTACGATAAGGCCAAAAAGGGTATTAAATCGTGCTGGCAAGAAATTAATAGTGAATTTTACAAACACTCTTGCTTTTCATTAGTGCAGGAAACTGAAATGTCAAATCGATCAAATCGTTATACAGAAAAAACTTATAAATGTTTTTGGATGAAACATCCATTTATTCTTGCAGGTAATTACCAAACATTAAAATTGTTAAAACAAGACGGTTTTAAAACATTCCACCCTTATATTGATGAAAGTTATGACGAAATACAAAATAGAGACGAAAGAATATCGATAATAATAAAAGAAGTTAAAGCTTTATGTAGTAAGACAAAACAAGAATGGAAAGAATTCATGCGTAATATTAATAACATATTAAAACATAATTATCAACATGCAGCATCACGAAAAAATAATTGACTATATAAAAACATGAGATGATAGACGATTTTAATAAAATTATTTTTGTTCATATCCCTAGAACTTCTGGAACGTCGATTGAGAGTTTTATGGAAAATCACATGTCAAGATATAAGGGGATTGAAAAACATTCTAATGCATTACAATTGCATCAATCCATTGGTGAAAAGAAGTGGAATGATTATTTTAAGTTCTCTATGACACGAAATCCATACGACATAGTCATATCTTTATATAAATCTCTCGCATTTCGCAAGATAGGTTGTCTTGCGGGTAAATCCTTGAAACACTTCCTTGATCATTATCAGCCTATATCTTGGGAACATGGAGTTACATGTTGTGACTACATTAATAGAAGCGACCTTAATCATGTAGGCGAATTTAATAATAGAAAAAAAACTATAGAATTAATTAAAGAAAAAACAGGTTTAACAATAGATCCACTTTTGAGACTGAAACAAATTCAAGCCAAAGACTCCCTAGGGTTTAAAAAACACTACACCGAATACTATGACGACGAAACTCGTGAAATTGTTGCGGAACGATACGCTAAAGACATCGAGTGTTTCGGTTACAAATTTGGAGAATATTGATAATGAATTATAAAATATTTGGTTATACAAATTTTAAATATGTTGACATGGCCGAATATTGGTCTCGTTACATGCAGAAGTTAGATCTTGATTATACAGTATATTGTACAGATAAAAAAAGTTTTGATTACTTAACAGACAAAAATATAAAATGTGATTTTTACGGTGAGTTATCTCAAGATGACTTTGATTTTACACAATTTGGTTTAGTTAGATTTAATATACTTGAACAGTTGCTTGACCAGTATGATTATGTTATTTATTCTGATATAGATGCGATTTGGTTAGAAGATCCTTTGGAAGATATCTTTAATGATTCATATAATGCTCATGTATCCACCGTACATAATCCAAATGCTTATCCTGCTTCGGTAAGGAAAAAGTGGGGAATGACCATCTGTACTGGGTGGATGGGATTTTCTAAATCTTGTCGATCTTTCATTTTAGATTTTATTGGCCAGTATTACTCATTTAAGGAGGGAAATGATCAACGAAGGTTTAATGAATTCTTATATTCAATAAACAAAAAAATCGATAAAACTGTTGATGGACATTCTTTTGTTTTAGACTTACATAAATATCAACTTAAGGTATTGGGCATATCTAGAAGTCTTATTCATAGAGGGAAAATGGTCAAAGGTAGTAAAGTGGTGCACCTTCCTCTCACAGGGGTTGGAACTGAAAATAAGCTTAAAGTCCTTCGTAATGAATTCAAAGGTTACATTTATAATGATAAGTCACAAGCATAAATTTATTTTTATACATATACCCAAAGCAGGTGGGACAACGATTGAAAACACCTTATTTCAACATGCTTCAGATTCATTCGGGAGTCGTTGGGCAAAGAGAAATAAATGTTACAGAAATAAAGAGTTATTTAATATTATTGAGGAGTATCCTGACTATTATACTTTTACCTTTTCTCGTAATCCTTATAGCAAAATTGTATCTGTATATCACTTTTTTGAGTCTATTCACAATTCTATGAGCTTTAAATGTTTTTTTAATAAAGTTTGTGAATTTATGGATTTAGGAACAGAAAAAATTTATAAAGAAATGGCAAATAACGAAACAGGTTTACAAGTTAATTTTCCAAACTTAAACTATCCATTTCATGACAATGGAATTATTGGCTATCATATATTGCCACAATCCTACTTTGTTGCTCAAAAAAATCATGTTAATTTTATTGGCAAGATGGAAACCCTCCAAGAAGACTTTAATACAATCTGCGACAAAATTGGAATCCCTCAACAACAACTTCCACACAAAAATAAATCAAAACACAAACACTATACTGAATACTATGACGACGAAACTCGTGAGATTGTTGCGGAACGATACGCTAAAGACATCGAGTGTTTCGGTTACAAATTTGGAGGGTAAAGTGTCTTGTGAAGATTTCGATAATTAATGGGTTAGATAAAAGCTATGTTGAAGATTTATTTTACGAAGACATTGAGTTTGTAAAATCATTAAAAAATCAAGATGAAGCAGACTTGGTATTCTCAGGGTTGGGCTGGTCTGAATACATCGACAATTTAAATTTCTATCACAATAATCCGAATCATGTAATAGACATTCGCTTTCAAGGAATGAGAGTGAGAGAGGGTTTAAACCTAAGGAAAAACTACAATGTAGATAATTGTATAGATCTGCCTTATCATCAAATAAAAAATATAATGTTTTCTAATTATGATTTTCATAAAAAAAATAATATAATACCTGTGTTCGGTGGACCTACACATTTTGAAAATTTAAAAAAACCACAACTTTATTGGACCAAGGACAGGTTGCCAAAAAATAATGTTTTTCATAATAAAGTTTTCTGGAAAGGCTCATTAGACACCCATTTCTCACGAAAAGAAATTTACAATTTTTATAAAAACATCGATGATTTGAGATTTAATATCGAGGCTTTTAAACTCAATATATATAAGAATCAGTCCACACCCGAACAATTTGATTATTATATGAAAGAATTGTGTTGTAAAGATATAGTATATATTCTACGTGGAGATCGTCCGTGGGCAAGTAGTTTCTACGATGTAATTAGAGCGGGATGTATACCTGTAATGATTTCAAGCATGAACGATTTTGGCTGGGAAAATATTATTAAAAATGTCGATGATTATTTTTTGCGTTTTGATATTCGAACACAAACAATGGATCATATTCACGAGCAAGTATGTAAATTGCTTGACGACAAAGATAGGGTGCTGCAAATGAAATCAAATATCAGAAAATTATATAAAACGTTTTTTGATCGCCCTTGCCCCTTTGGCGCTTCAGAATTTATATGGGGAAAATGCTTAAACCTCTACAAGAATAATTTTGACACAAATAAGATTGATGGTAAATTTATCTGCTCTGATGTTTTAGACCTCAAAGGGCTGCCTGGTAAATTATGATTACAGTTAAATATGCGGGAAGGCTGGGAAACAACCTAATACAATATGCGGCTGCATATGTCTTAGCCAAAAAGACTGGTTTGGAATTAAAAACAGTTCCTAATATAAAATATAATAACACTTTTCTGTATAAAACAAGCTCAAGCGATCTAACTGATATTGAAGTTGATTTTGGAGATGTATTTAAAATTCAACCTTTAAATGGGCTTGAGAATGAAAAAATAATAAAACTTAATGATGTCGAATATTTTAAGTGTCTCGATGGTCAAAAACCTAGTACAGGTTACCATTTAACTGGGTATTTTCAGCACGAAAAATTGCTAGTTAATTATAGAAAAGAAATTTTAAATTTATATAAACTGCCTGAATTAAGTTTTAGCCCTAATGTCAATGATGTTTTTATTTCATGTAGACTGGGAGATACTTTGCTTAAAAATAAAGTAAGTCGAACGTATTGCTCAATGAATTACATCGAAAAAGAACTAATTTCTTTTCGTGAATTATATGACAATGTTTATATAACTTCTGACACTATTAACCATCCCCCACTCACAGAATTGATAAAAAAATACGATCTCACAATTTATCAAAACGATCCAATTAACACTATTTTATTTGCAACACAATTTGACAACCTGATACTTTCTGCTGGAAGCTTTAGTTATTGGATGGCATACCTAGGCAAAGCAAATAATATTACAGTGTATAATCAAAACCTAGATCCATTGCAGAAACAAAACGCTTGGCTTTATAATAAAAATATAAATTTTAAAAAATAAAATTTAACTCATGTTCATCAAATCTTGCATGTTTAATGATCCGCCCTTTTCTTTTGCTGCTTGATGCAGAGACTTTGCTCCAGTTAAGTCTGACTGCGACACCCCTAATTCTGAATAGTCCTGCTCTGTGGCTCCGAAGACAGTGCTGGCTCCCTCTTTACTTAAGTGCTCTTTAGCTTTCTCTCTACTATCTGAGGAATTTGAGAATTCAATAAGAGCTTCTGGGTCTTTCCTTATTTTATCTGGTATGTCTTGAGTGTTTTCAAGGATATTCTTGAATATTCTAGCAAACAACAAAGTCGTGACTTGATAACTGCTTAGGCTTATGGCAGGGAGGCCGAATAACTCAGTAGGTTTTTCGCAAAGAAACATGTAGGGGAAAAAGAACTCTTCTAAAATCATTTTTTGAATATTTAATTCCGAAAAAACATTCGCGTGGGAATTGTTTAATTTAATAACTTCAGCAACTTCGGTATACGATAATTCTGAAAAAGATTCAAAAGTAAAGTAAGGTTTTGTTAACTCTTTATTTTTGAACAAACTTCGAACTACGTAATAATCATTTACTTGTCTAGAGGCATATTCTTCCGCGCTGTCATTTGTGATATTTCTTTTTTGATGGATCTTTTCGTTTAATTTTTTAGTTTCTTTATCAATTGTTTCTTGATGAAGTTCTTTATCGGATTTCAATAATAAATGACCTTTGCTTTTGTTTAAATTTTCAACAAAAATCGTTTGAGATTCTACAAAATTTTCATCTTCTTCGGTCCAGAAGCCGTCTCGAATAGCATTGTCTATTATATCTTTTTTTTGAGGGATTCCTCTTTTTAAAGCTTTTTTAAAAATCAGGCTTTCCTGTTCGGATGCTAATGTATAATCGCTTATAGAAAGATGTTTTATAAAAACACTTTCATTTAAATAAGATAATGGGGTAAACCCTTTACCTATATCTAGAAATATTCTTTTATAAAAATACTCGCTATCTGGATCATACATCCCCAGCGTCTATATCTTTATTCAAAGAATCAAAATCTTCTTTGGTGGCATTTGCACTAAAATACCAAAAGCTAATAATCGCTGTTAATTTATCTTTAATAACGTCAAAAACATCATGCCCATTTTCATCAATATCATAATATTGATTAATCTTGTCTTCAGAATCTTCTGCATTGAAAAAGGGGATTATATCATCTTCGTCGTTGTTTTGGAAGTGAGACAAGTGAACCACGTACCAAAGTATAACTTTGTTTTGAGCCTTACTGTCCGCAGTATGATTAAACAAAGAAGAATAACTGGTTTCCATATCTACAATATCTCTTCTTTTTTCAGACATCTCGCCAAGAAGTTCGCCCTGCTTGGTTTCGTCAGCTTTAGTTTTCTTGGGCTTGGACCCTAGTCTGGTATATTTATTCTGAAGATCTCCTAGTTCGCTATATCTTCTGGTTAAAAGTTTAGCATCCTCTTCGGTAAGAAGTCCACCTGTATCGCTATACTTTTTAGCAAGCATTGCTTTCGTGAGTATGCCCCTTTTTATGCATTTGCTCATTTCTATACTGTACTCAATATCAGCTTCCTCAAGATCTTTTCTATTCGGCTCCTTAACTATAACTCTTACTGGAATGGGTTTCTTTACGGTTACCTCTTCAGACACCTCTTCCATCTTTCCAGAATCTTTATTCTTTTTCTTCTTGATTACGGTCTCTTGTACTTCACGTTCAATATCAACACTAAAACTATATATTTCTTTCATTGTATTTGTTTTTTATAATATTCTTTAAATTTAAATTCTACAGTAAATTTTTCTAAATCTTCATTTTGTCCGCGCAAGGAATCGTTTCCTAAATCCAAAACCCTCTTTCTGAGAAATTGCATTTTGTCATAATCAAAATAATTAGCTTGATTTATTAATGAATGATACATTTCAGGTAATCCTTTTTTAAGCTTTGTGAAATTAATATTATGATCGTCATTTAAGTCTTCAAGAATAAATAAAAAAGACTTAAACAAATTCTTAATATGTTTTTCATACCTCTCCTGTAGAATCTCCTTATCTCCGTCACTCATCGTAAGTATTATATAATATGATTGATCTTTTTTTTTTCAATAAAAATATAAATAATTTTACTTACAATCTAATAAGGTGTAATTAGTTTTGTGGGTAGCTTATTAACAGATACTGAAAAAGATGATTTGCAGAAATCATTTAACGATCTTCATGATACATTCGCTCGACCTGTTTATTATTTCAAAGAAGCTAAAACAATAGTATTATCTACTAATCCAGGATTTAACTCGATATATCAACAAAACTCAATACAATCCAATACTACTAAGAAAGTAATCCAATCAGGAAGTTTTAATGCAAGGATTACATATGACACAGACAGAAGTCAAACACAAATGAGTTCCCCAGAGATCGATTCTCAATTGAAATTAAAGCTTCCAGATGGATATGTAAGAATAAAAGTTGACATGAGTGGCTATAATACATTAACAACGACGAAAAGAGTTGACTTTGATAATAGAAGATTTTCTATAGAGAGCGATGTAAGACCGCACGGTTTATTTGAACCGAATTATTATACTTTTTTCCTTCTTCCTACCGACAAATCTAAATAGGATGGCTATATTACCAAGAGACGTAACTAAATCAATAAACTCGCAATTACCAAGGGAGATAGGTAAACAGGTGGAAGCTATGGTTACCAAACAGTTCCAAATAGTAAAACTTGAAATGTTAAAAAGTTTCGACTCTCACCCAGTCACCGTAGAAATAGAAAACGGTTCAAACTCGACAAACACGAGTAGGACTCTTGGTGGTTATGGTAATTTATTTTCATTTATAGGTTTTATTGAAGGGTCTGATCCTCTTGGCCCAGTTAGGCAAAGACTAAAAAGCACCACGATTAGAAAAACTAGTCAAAAAAATGGGGTGTTTGATTTTATAACTAATGAACCCTCTAGAGAAGAATTATTTTCTATGACTAAAATATCGTCCTTTAGGACTGAATTTGAGGGGGGAAGGAGTTGGTTAGACGGCATAGAGACTGGATTGTCTGGTCTGGGGTTTTACTTGTACAATCAAAAGAAAAACTTTGACTCTTCTAGATCTGGGAATGCCATACAAATAAGAGGCGGAAAAAAATCCGAAAAAGCTTTTGGGGGAGGGAGTACTGGTGGGGCAATAGGAATGCAAAGGTCTAGATACAAGAGAGTTTCATATATATCAGGCATATTAAAAGATTTTGCGAAATCGGTGGAAAGGTTAAGGTCTTTAACTTTGTCATGAAAAATAACTTTGGACATGATGCTACAACTAGTTTTACAATGTGGTTTGAACATCACTTGTTAGAATATGGAGAAGCATACCAAAACTTCACGGGAAAACTTTATTATACATCTGACGAACGCCTTCCTAGTGATTTTTATAGATACAGTAGCCCTTACAAACAATGGGTTACTGAAAGTGGGGTTGGGGGAGGCGCATTTGTGCCTACTCATGTATCTGGGTCAGCAGGAAAAATTGATAAAAAAGACCTTACTAATGGTTATTTCTTTGATTTTAATAATGGCGGAATAGTTGTTACTGGAAATGCGGCCTCAGTAAATATGAATCTCAGCGGATCCTTTTCAGTAAAAGAGTTTAATATATATAATACCAACCAAACAGAAGAAGCTTTAATAGTTGAATCTAAATTCGATAGTAATAGTAGGTTTTTTGTTCCAGAAAGTGGAATAGCTCCATATGACTTTGTGACCCCAGCTGTTTTTATCAATAATGAATATATAGAAAACGAACCTTTTGCATTCGGAGGAGAAGACAAAACTACTCTAAATTTTAAATCAGTTGTTTTTGCTGAAAATCTATATCAATTAGATGCGATACTATCTTTATTCGCTGATACAAGAAACTCAGTAATACCTTGTTTGGATTTTTCATCTCATCCTATTAATGAATATGGAGATTTAAAAAATGGTAAATATTTATATCAAGACCCAGCTAAAAAGACTCTAGAAGCCCCGTTTAATATAGAAAGAGTCACTACATCTAAAATAAGCGAAACTATAAGAAACACAATAGCTCCAGGGCTTTTTGTTGGATTTTTAGATTTTGAAATAACGAAACCAAGATTCCCAAGGGTTTGTTGAATTATTTTAAAGTTAATAAAAAATTTCACATTAAGCCAAGTTATCTGTAATTTAAGTTAAACCCGTATCTTTTAAAAAAATTAAATACTAATATTATGGCTAGAAACAGAGTAATTTATCAAAGTGAGGCACTATTCGTAAGCCCTAACGCAACTGGAGCCCACTTCACGTGTTCCGCAGTATTGACTGGTCTCGGACCAACAGGGCACACTGCCACCTCAATGACCACTGCAAATTATGGAGGAGGAAGTGGAAACAAACCTGCATTAATGGCGCTAAATAGTCCAATTGGATTACATCAGGATCCGTACCTTACATGGAACTCCACTTCAGCTGGAACGACTCAAGGCCAGGTAAACACACCAAGTACTTTAGCTCTTAGTGATTTACATAACCTTAGTGGAGCAGTGCAACAAGCTTTTACAGGAGCCTTCGGAACAAGTGTTTACCCTGGTGCAGGCGCAGGCGGCATTCAAATGGGTGTAAAACAAACGACTCTTGCTGGTTTGAGGGGTACTTCTGGTGATATTATGCTTTATTATAATAAGTCTGCATGGGACAATGCTAATGTAGCTTATTCAAATAATGATAAAAATCCTGCGAATTCCATCGCTGACAAAAATGATGTTGGTTTTGGCGTGCTTGTACAACCCTGGAGTGGTACTTATAAGAACTTAGTTCAACAAGTTCATAGAGTACAAAGTGCTAACTATAGCTTTACAATCAACAGAACAGATGTAAATACATTTGGTCAACTCGCTAGAATTGATGCGATTACTCTTGAGCCGCCCACAGTTAATCTTGATTTCACTTATTTCCCAACAGACGGTTTTAACGAAAGAAATCTTGGTTTTTATCTCCAAGGGGATTCTAATAGCCTCGGCCTTGGAATGGGAACAGCAGTTTCTAATGCTGCGACCAACCACTTAAAGAGCGACTCTGCGGGCAAAAACTTTTTCATAGTTACTACTCCAGAATCTACCGATGCATTTTCGAGCACCGAAGCCATTGACAAGAGATCTGTTATCGGTTTGGGCAACGGCTTCTTGAGCGATTATACTATTGAAGCTTCTGTTGGGTCGATCCCAACAGCTTCAGCAACAATTGAATTGTATAATGCTAAATCTGATATAGGAACTACGGGTGTGACTATACCTGGTATAAATCTCCAAAAAGGAACACCAGTTACTGGTATCAATTTCAGTTTAGCTCACCCCAACTCCCTTAGAGGAGATAATGAAGGATCTTCTCCAAGCACAGGTGAATTTGGAGCTTCAGCTTTAACCGCCTTAAAGCCTGGTGATATTACCCTAGAACTTCCTAATGAACTATCAATGTTCTCTAAAGTTAATGGAGAAGGTGCGGTTCATGTTCAAAACTTCAGCCTAAGCTTGCCGCTAAGCAGAAGCCCAATTGATAGAATTGGAACTAGGTTTGCATTCTCTAGGGTTGTTGATCTCCCAGTGGTTGCTAGCATGAGCGTAAGTGCTTTGCTGTCAGAAATTGGAACAGGCAACCTTGCTCTTCTATTGGATGACTGTAAGGAGCATGATGTTAAAATTAAGATGAAGGGCGGAGTTCCTTGCGTTGGAGGAGCAACATTCGACTCTTTGGATATCGACTTCAAGGGAGCAAGAATAGACAGCGAGTCTATCTCCTCAGATATCGGAAGCAACAAGAGCGTAGACTTCACATTTACGACTCAAATTGGTGGACCAGAAGACTTGCTTCATGGAGTTTTCATATCTGGAGCTAATAGTAATGTAATTCCAGAACATTACGGTATCCCTAATAAATAAAAGAAGAATCTATTTCTACTTTTTCTTAAAAGAACCTCCTTGAAAAAGGGGGTTCTTTTGTTTTTTAATGATTCATCAATTATTAAACAAATTTATTATAGATAGTTGTTCTGTTTTAGGTGTAATTTCCAGTAAGGAATAAGGAAAAATGCCTCTCAAGATACCAACAGTTCAGACAGGGCTAGAAAAGTCCATAAAAAGAGCCGTTAGAAACGTAAGTTCTAGGGGAGGGCTTAATCTGTCGATAAATGATAGGAATTTTTCTAGACCCTTAGGTAAGATAACTGGATCCGTTAGTGAATTTAATAAATCACTAGAAGCGTCCAATGCTCGTGTTTTAGCGTTTGGAGCTTCTGTAGGTATTATACAGGCGGTCCAAAAGGCTTTTGCCTCTCTAGTAACAACGACTATACAGGTAGAACAAAAGCTAACTGAAATAAATGTCGTCATGGGGTTAACCAATTCCCAATTAGAAGATTTTGGTAAAAGTTTATTTAAAGTAGCAAAGAATACAGCACAAAGCTTTGACACGGTAGCTACAGCGGCAACAGAACTCGCAAGACAGGGTCTGGGAGTCGAAGAAACATTAAAAAGAGCGAATGACGCATTAATATTAACACGATTAACAGGTTTGGATGCCGCAGCCGCAGTAAGCGGTTTGACTGCAGCATTAAATACTTTTAATAATGTTGGATTAGACTCCACTCAAATTTTAAGCAAAATGGCCGCTGTTGACGTTCAGTTTGCGGTAAGTACGGAAGATTTAATAGATGCAGTTTCTAGAGCTGGAGCTGTTGCGAGCGATGCTGGAGTAAGTTTTGATGAACTTTTGGGTGCGGTTACGGCGGCTCAACAAATGACTGCTAGAGGGGGAAAGGTAATAGGTAATAGTTTTAAAACAATTTTCACAAGAGTTCAAAGGTCTAGCACTATAACAAGATTAGAAGAGTTAGGTATAGCGGTAAGAGATATATCTGGAAATACATTACCAGCAATTAATGTTTTACAAAACTTAGCTAAAACTTACGATAAATTGGCAGACACAACGAAAGCCGCAGTAGCAGAACAAGTTGGTGGAGTGTTTCAAATAAACATATTAAAAGCTGCGATAAAAGATTTAAGTTCTGAAAATAGTATATTAAGTAGAGCTACTCAAATATCAGCCAGCGCAACAGATGAAGCATACAAAAAGAATGAAATTTTAAATAGGTCACTAGCCGCGTTATCCTCTCAAGCAGCGACTAGCCTAAAAGAACTTGCTGGAGCTCTTGGTGAAATAGCTTTCGCAGACCAAATACGTGATTATTTAACTTTTATAAAAGATCAAGTTAGTGGAATATCAGATTTCTTGGGTCAGAAACAAGGAGAGTCAGCGGGGTCAGATTTCGCAAAAGGTGTTATAGCGGGAATAGGGAATGTATTAACTGGCCCAGGTTTATTTTTAACATTAGCTGTGTTGTCGAAATTATTTGTAAAAACATTTTCTTTTCTTGCTGGTAGCGGAAAAGAGCTTTTAGGGGTTGTTACGGCGGCTGAAAAACAAAAACAAATACAAGCTTCTATAGTAACTGTATTAAATGAAAATAGTGCTTTACAAAAAAGAATACTTTCTCAAGAAGGAAACAGAGCAGCTCAAGAAAAAACTATTTTAAATATATTACAGCAACAATCAAGAGAGCAGGCAAAAATAGCAGCAGCAGCTAGAGCTATGTCCCCAGGAATATCTCGTGCTGGGTTTGGCGGGGACTTGAGGAGAAAGAGCGATGGTCATATTCCCAATTATGTATCAAGCTCGGAGCGTTCTAGTGAGAAAAAAGGAGCTAGGCAAGGAGGTTATACGGCTGGAGCGGTTAAAAGCATGAATCTTAAAGGAGAAGGTCGAGTTATTTTTAATTCAGCTGAAACTGTTAAGAAGTTTAGTGGGTTATCACAGCCAGCAATTATGCCGCCTGAGTCAAGTAGAGCTGGAAGAAAATACAGAAAAGCATTTTCCAATGTTCACGGAATGGATCCTTATGCAAACAGAGGTTATGTTCCAAATTACAATAGAGCACGTAAAATCTCATCATACAAACCTACCCCTCATAATATAGCATCAGCTTTGGTTCACGGGAAAAGAAGAGCTCTAAATCTTGATACTGGAGGAGGCCGTGTTTTAAAAGATTCATGGCACTCATCAAAGCCCGCTTTAGCTACGAGCACAGAACTAGATTCTATAAGAACACTTGTTTACAAAAAATTTCTATCTAAAAAAGATTCGACATTTATAAAACAAGTCGAAGACTCTTTAGCTGGTTTCGGCAATAATGTTCCATCTGGCTGGTCTAGAGGGAGCGGGTATATTGACGGAATGCTTTTTGATTTAAATATGAAAAGAGCTCAGTCAAGGGGATTAAGTAGCCCCCATAAGTTGCCTCCAGGAAGAGAGCTGGGGCCTGAAAGGGATCCGTTTATGGGCGGAGCTATGAGCCACGGGCATGTTCCGAATTACGGACTTGGTAATCTTTTTAGAAGGCAGAAGCCCAAAACATCAGACAGAGACTTTATGGGTAAGGGCCTCGGTGCCGCAGGAAAATTAATAAGCACACCTTTTAAAGATATAGGCTCTTTGATAAAAGGTGGGTATGGTGCATACATGAAAGGCACTGATTTCTTAGGAAAGGGTATACTTGGAGCCGCTAAAGGAGGATATAATGCATATACCAATATTTTTGAAACAGGTAAGCATCTTTTAGGAAAAGGTTTTGATTTTATGAAAAACTTTCCTCGCACAACTTTATATGGTGGCGGTGGAGGAGCAGGATTTGCATTTAAAGATGAAATAATGAATGCTATTCAAAAATACGGACCCAAAGCTCTTGAAATGGGAGGTAAGCTAGGTAAAGGAGCTTTAGATATATTTCAGAATCCAACAAGTCATATAGATTTAATATCTGGCGTGCTTGGTGGAATTATCCCAGTCTCTGTATTAGGTTCTACATTATTAGATGATATTCTTAGGATGAGGAAACAAGAAAAATCAAATAAAGTAGGGCAAGAGTTAAAAAACAAAGGAAAGACTAGGACTAATTTAAAAGTTTCAGATCTTCCTGGAGACTTGCAAAGAATAGCTATTGGAAGAATGAAAGCTAATCCTAGATATGGGAACGAAACATCTTTTGTTCCGAAATCAATATTGGATGAACTCGGTATGTCAGATGGATTTATTCCTAATATGATGTTTAGGCCAGAACAAATGGTTATGCATGCGAGAAACAAGATGAATCCGTCTCAATCAAGACAAGCATCAAAATTAAAAAGTTTTATATTGAAAAGGGGAGCTTTGGATTCTGCAGCCAAACCATACGAAACACCTGGAATGTCAAAACTTTTCGATATGAAGGGTAATAAGATTGATTCGGTAAGGTTCGGGGGAGATTACAGAGCGGCTGTTGTCACGAAAGATGGATCTACGTATATGGGGAGGTTTCATGATGATATAAGAGACGAATTAGCCAAAAAGAAAATAGATTTAAAGGAAGCCGCTGATCTGGAATTAACCTGGAGCTTGAAGGACCTTTTTAATGGAGGTTTGATTCCTAACTATGCACTTTCAAATACCCCAATTGGTACGGAATACCTATCTGGACTTCAGAGAGCTCAGCCAGCTAATTACAATGAAGCTACAATAGCTAAATATGAAACATTTAAAGATCCAACAAAACTTAATGATCTACTAGCTAGCCCACAAAAAACTGTTGAAGCTTTAAAATATTTAGATAATAAGGGTTTAAGTGAAGTTAAGAAATCTATGACTGCCAATGGTTTACTGGGAAGTCAAGATTGGGAAATGGTTAAATCAGGAGTAGGGGCTCCTCCTAAAGCAGATGTAGCTTCTGTTTTAAGGCAGGCTTCGCCTAGGGATATATTAAACTATTTAACTGGGAATACCGACAGGATACAGGGAAATGTTCCTGGTTCTTTTGTTAGATTAATGGATCATAAAGAAAGGTCTCAAGTAGTTCAGGATATGGTTGGAAGAACTTCTGTTTCTAATACAATAAAAAAACAAATAGGCTCTATAAGAAAAAGTAAAAATAGAATAAACAACACTCAGATGGAAGTGTTATCTAGAGATGTTTTAAAACTTGGGCATGATCCAGAAAGAGGTATAGTTAAAGCTAGGCCAATGGCTGGAGTTCTGGCTCAACTGTATAGGAGTGGTAGTGGATTTACAAGTAAGCCAGGGCTTACTGGGCCTGGCTATTTTGGGGAAACTAGCGGGAGGTTCAGAGGGAGCGACGCTTCCATCGCAAAACAATCCGAAATTCAAAAAAGAGTAGAAGCTAGACATCTTGAAAGCCAGGCAGCCTTAAACACACAAGCTTCTGCTTCTGGGAGCGCCCAGCAGGGAGAATTAAGTAAAATTTTAAAAAATAGTCCTGGAGCTAAAAACCTAATAAACAATCGATCTTTTGAAGATTTTGAGGATAATCTTAAGGATGATAAAAAGACTATACGTCAAGCGGAAAAAATGATGGCTGGAAGGTTCCAGAAAAGTGACGATATTGATGCGTTAATGAGAGAGAGAAAAGAGCGTCATAAAAAACTTTTTGGAAAGAACTTTACTAATTTATCAAAGAAGTCGCCAATAACAGAAAAGAAAAATCCAAAATTAAACGCCCTTCCTACATTAGAAGAATTATTGTCATTAAATAAAAACGATGGATTACCAAAAAAAATCCAGGAACTACCTTCTATATACAAAAACTATACACTTAAGGATTTGTTGAGAATGGCGAAAGAAAGGTTTGGTGGCTCTCCCTCGATTTCAAGCACACCTACTTTGAAAGAACTTTTAAAACTAAGAAAATTTCGAAGTTTTGGAAAAATCCCTAATTTTGCATTAAGAATAAATGCTTCTAAGATAAAATCTATATCTAAGCCTAAAGCGAAAATACATTCCGATAAGTTTGATGGTACGATAGGGATGTCGGAACTGGATAAAATCATAACAAATGGTTTATTTAAATCCATAAAATACCAACCTAAATCAGGAAGTGCTCAAGATCTAACATTTACAGGAGCAAGGCATGGAGTCCATGCTCACAAAAAAGGAGCGAGTGCTCCAAAGGGATTTTCGTCTTGGGCGGATTTTGATAAGAATTCGCCCCTAGGAAAGTCCAGGGTAGTGCATGCAGCTTCAGCTGGTAAAGGGGCTGGGGGATACAGAAGGCTGCATCTCGATAAAATTCAAAGCGTTGTATCTCAAGGAAAGCATTTAAAAGTCGATCCAGATATGGCTAGCAAAGGTCTTATTCCTAATTTTGCAAGAACTCCAGCTAAATATAAAACCAAGGTTAGGGATGATGGGTCGAGAGATGATACGGACGGACCTCCTAAGCAGGTATTTTTTGAGTCCAGTGTGGGTGGTAAAAATTTTGCAACATCTCATGCTATAGATATCCCCGACTTTAAAGACCCAAGCAAAAGAGCATTGCAGGTAATAATGACTTCAGAGGCTAATCCTTCTTTAAGGGGAAGAGGTTACGGAAAAGATTTGTATGAACATATGGCTCAATACTCTAAGAAAAATGGCTACACTGGGTTGTATGGAGACATGGGCACATCTATTTCTGCAATGAGAGTTGTTGATAGCATAGCTAAGGGGAAGAAATTTAAAGTAGAAAAAGCTGAAGACCTTCAATTCAACAAAGATATCGGTGAAAAAGATGGAATGTGGGCTGGGGAGAATTTTACATATAAAATATCAAACCAAGGTCATGTTCCTAATTATGCTGGTCTTTTTTCGGGAGGAGCCTCTAAAGTATTATCAAAAAACCCACAGTATTCAGGAGCCGTAAAAGATGCAGTATCTAGAGAGGCGTCTTTTGGGTTAACTCCCAGAGTAGTACAAGCTCCTTCTTTAAAAAGCTCAACCAACCCTGGTCTTGCTGTAGTCAACCAAGAACAAGAAGGTGGTTCTTTGGCTAAAGCCAGAATTTTGCATGGAGGATTGAACCCAAAACAAAAAAGCGGTGTTCCTAATTATGCTTCGCCAGTTAGAAGCCTCACTGGTGCAGATGTAATGTCAATGCGACAAGACACAAGGCAGGCTATTAGACAAGACGGATTAAAGGCTATGCAGGATTCCTTCTTTAAGGCTAGTTCTGCTATAGACAAGATGACAGCTTCTACAGATCGGGGTAGAAAATTCTTGGCGGGTTTGTCTAAAGAGTATGGAAAAAATGCCAACTTAATTAAAGAGGCAAACATCAGGCAAAAAGCTCAAACCAAAGGCTTAAGCTCCAAAGATGGTGTCGAGAGAAACCAATTCGCTAGACAAATGTTTAGAAAAGACGAGTTAAAGAATATAGCTGCCAGTGGAGGACCTCTGGGAGGTTTAGCTAAGAACTTAATGAATGCTCCTGGGGGTAAATTTGAGGATGCGTTATTGTTCCAACAAGGTGTCGCTAGAAAATCTGGAGACACAGAAACGTTAAATGCATTAAGAAAGATAGACAGCTCAATGGAGAGGGGAGCCAGGAATGCAATGAGTGGACCCAGGGAGTCCGCTAAGATGATAGAGCGAGCTCTGAAACAAAATTCAGGAGAAATTCGAGCTAGAGAGAAATTTCAAGGAACAGGTGGTTTCAACAAAAGCACAGCGACTAAGTTTTTTGCGCAAGATTTTTTAAGGGCACGTGATCCAAATTTTTCTGGAGGTCAGAGGGAAGCTAATAGCATAATGGCTATGATGGGTAAAACTGGGCAAAACGAATTTAAAAACTACCTTCAACAACAAGGAGTAATGTCTTCAAATAAAGCTCTTGCTTCAGCTGGGCTGCAATCTGGTCAATTCAGGCAGTTAGTTGGTGGTCAAGCTGGCACATCTTCTCTCGCAGCTAATCAATTTACAAAAAAATTAGGTCAATTCCAAAAAGCTCTAGAAAATGGAGACAAAAAAACCGCTAAAAGGTTAGAAAGAAGTTTGAATTCAGGAGCCATAGGAATTGGTAAAGACACTCAATCAACGAAAGCATTACAGCAGCTGGTACAGACATCAAAGGATAATGCTAAGAATGCTATTAAAAGTGATAATACTAAAGCTGCACAAACAGCGGCAAGAGATAGACTAAGAGGAGGAACTGGCGGAGGCAAGCTTGCCAATTTGTCTAGTAAAATTTTCGGCAATCAATTAACAGGGTCATTTATGTCTGGTCGATCTGGAGCTGGTATTATAGGTTCTGGTTTGGGGACTGGAACTGCTCGTGCGGCAGGGAGGTTGTCTGGAGGTATTACAAGGGCCGCTAAAAATTTTGGAACCCAAGGTCTTGGTAAATTTGGGGGAACTATGGGGTTAGGTATGTCTTTTATTGCCCCGATGATTGCTGGCATGGTGTCAAATAAGCAAGATAGAGCGGAGCGAGCTACATTTAATAAAACTACAGGATCGTTTGATGTAAATGACAGAGGGGGGGACATAGCCTCTAGTGTTCTTATGGGGGCTGGTATGGGAGCTTTATTTGGACCAGCAGGAA